TAAGAGATCATCTTCCAGATCATCGTTTCTCAGATATGCAGTACCAGTCACACTAGTATCAAAGGATGCAGCAAAAAGCTGGAACATCATGTCACGTTCTTGATCCGGAGTCCAAGTTCTAGAGTTCTGCGACATGAACAAGGACCCGAGAACTGGTTGACGACGGATACGTCTTTCAGTCGTGCCGATCTCAAAGTCTCCTGCCTTGGCTACATAAGCATTATAGTCATCAGACGAAGACAGCAGAACAAAGGCATATTCAGTTTCTGCCTGCAAGTATACAGGTTCCTCAAACACGAAACTTGTAGGAGCGGCAACAATATCCGACAAACTTTCCAGATTCGATGGAATTGTAACATCATCTCTATTCACAGATGTTTCTGCAATAAAGTCTTCAGATGGAACACCAGCGATCATTGGACGAATCTGCATTCTAACTGGAATATCTGTAGCAGGACGTGTTCTGAAGAATACGTTGATCTTACTAACAAATCCACCCGTCTCCATAGGAAGCTGGAACGACTGTGCCAATGGATCGCGTCTTCTAGATCTTCTACGACGTCTTCTTGGACGTGGACGTGGAATGAATCTAGTGCTAATCTCTCTAGTAACAACTCTACCGTTACCGCTATAGCTGCTACTAGCATGCGACAGGGCAGCATCCTCATCATCAACGCTGATATCAATCAGCTTAAACTCTCTGTCACCGGTACGGAAGGTGTTTGCCGGGATAAAGAACGATCCAGTAATCTCACCCTTATCATCTGTTGTTAGAGTAGTTGCACTATTGGGGTGAGCAGTAGAATTTCTATTGACTGCACCTTGCAGCAATCTACGAGAATCTCTTCTTACAGCAGTTTCACTTCTAACAAAGTTTGTAACTGAAGTACCATCAAAGAAAGCAAAATGTCTACTGTTTGGTCTCAGACCTCTAGCCTTGAAGAAGACCAGTCTAGGACGAATGAAATCTGAAAGTTCAGTTCTTTCTCTTGTAGTAGTAATGGTTGTGCCATTCTGAGCAGTTCTTCTTGTAGTAGTTACGTTCCACTGCAAGTTGGTATTTGGCAGAGGTCTGATTCTTCTTTGATTTCTTCTGTTGCTAAGAACCAGTCTTCTCATAGCAGCAGCAACTCTTCTGCGAAGTCTTGGTGTTACTCTACGGCCCCGAGTTAAACGAGCCCGCAAAGCAGCTGCACCGAAGACGTTTCGTTGTTGAACCTGTGCAGTTATAATTCTACCCGCACGTACCTCATTGACTTCAGTAAAGAAGTCTACCGAAGGAGTAAGTTCGATACTACCTACATGAGTAATAATGTTGTATGGGTTGACGTTTTCTGTCTCAGACGCTACCAGTTGAGTAATTACTGCAGAATCTTGGTAGTTCAACATTACCAGTTCACCCGCAACTTTAATATTAGTAGATGCAGCAGAATCGGCAAAAAGGTTTACATTTTTAGTTGTAAATAATGGTTGAATTAAATTTTGTTCTTCATCAAATGATGCAAAGAATTCACCTGTCTCGGTATCGATAAAATCAATATTTTTAAAGTTGTCTGCAAAGAAACCATTTTTAAATCTATTGTTTCCATTTGCATCCAGAACTTCAATGTTTGCAGTTTGTGTTTCTAACAAGCTGAGTGTTGTCGTTTCTTCGATGCGGTCGATTCTATCTTCCAGATTGGCAATATCGGCCATAGTATAGCGTCTATTACCTACAGGTTCAAAAGTAACATCGTCTTCATTATCAGTATATGGTTCTAAATCGATGGCATAGATCTGCATTGCATCGTTTGGAACTGTAGGTGGAACTGGATTAAACGCCGAGGTACCCTCAATATACTTAATCTCATTATCAACGTTAACAACAACAATATCTCTTCTGGGCTGATAATAATCAACATCTAATTGAATAGTATCGGTATTAATAGGCAGTTCATTGACAATTGCCGTACCAGCAGAGTATTCTGCGTCATTGTCGCCTTTTCTTGGTCTAAAATCAAGAACATTACGTAGCTCAATGGTTTCGCCCAACTTATTAGTATACTTAGGAATGTCTTCTAAGTCCAGGTCGCTATAGGAAGCAGCAGCAAAAAATGCACCTGCACCATGAGCAAAATACTTATATCTGACAAAGATGTTATCAGTAGGAGTTCCAACGCCTGTGTTTAGAATCATTCTACCTTGCTGATAGAAATTGTCTCTTTGTCCATTATCAAGAGTAAACAATCCAGCAACATCTGTACCGTCAGAATCAACGGTTCTCACTCTCGATACAGAATAGATATCTGCTTTTGTGAGAGGCACAAACTTGATACCATTACCGTCCGAATCAATGGCTGCAGTGACTGTCGTTTCAGTTAAGGTTTTAGCACGGAAGTTACCAGTATTATTAGATCCACTAGGCGAAGTTTTGTTGACTAAAGCTAAAACTTCAATATTCTGATTGATATATGTAGAGCCAAAATCTAGTGTGGCAGAGTTTGTTCCCGAACCAGAGATTCCATTGGTTGGGGTGATAATACTACCATCAGAATCAAACGCTGCAATCCACTGACCTGTGCTAGTAAATGTTTCACCTGGGTTTGCAGATACATCCAGAGTAGCCTGTCCGTTTGTTCCGTCTGTGGTTGCAGTAAACCTTCTCTGTACGGTCAGGGAGATATCACTGATTGCTTTAGGCCGGATCTTGGAAAGCGGAAAGAAAAGATTATTCTCGTCGGCTTCTTTAAGAACAGCTACGCTGTTTTCTAGGATTAAATTACCATAGTTGGTAGAATCAACACCGATACTCTGAGTATCAGTGAACTTATTACTTCCGGTCATCGAAATATCAAACAGGTAGTACTTGTAGTCTGCGCCGTTTTCTTCTACCTGGCGAACTCTGGCTGTACCCAGAACAGATCCTCTGATTGAAGAGTCGCTGTACAAATTAACCGGCTCTAATACATTAATATTAGGGAATGCTTTGGCTGTTGTACCATCAATGTTTACGTAGTTACCAAAGTAAGCAGATACGACATCATTCTCTACCGTTTCAAAGTCTCTGGCTTTATTGACTGTGATAGGAAGAGTTGTATCTTGATTGAATCTGTATCCTTGAACGTATGCGACACCAGGACCTACTTCCGCAACAATCGTGGTTGTTGATCCTGCCGAGTCTGCAGTATAATCCAAATCAAGGCTTTCTACGATATAGTTACCGGACTCTTCAAACGTACGAAGAGCAGTTTCCTCACCGATGATATTATAAGTGCTTCTATCAATCTCTTTCAGAAACTCACCGTTTACCAAGCGATTTAAGTAGACAAAGTTATCATCTGCTTGAAGATTATCGGCAGTTATCAGAGTTAATTGAATTCTGTATCTGTCAGCGCCTGGTGCAGTTTCGTTCGGAAGAACGTTTTGGTTATCATATAGTGCACTATTATCAGAGGCTGTAACAATATCTTCAGTGACTTTAAAGCCCACATCAACCGTAGGAGTGGCTGAGTACTTCGATACGAGGATCGTTTGTTGATTGCACTGTACAAAGTGCCCTAAGGCAAAAAAGCTACCGGTGGACACTGAGAGCGCCGTACCTGCGCCTACGGCAGGGTTCTCAGTAGTGTTAGTCTGTTGTACCTGTACCGCATCGTTACTAGCATTTCTGATAGTGGCATTGGGAGTAAACCTGACAGGAGCAGACGTTGGAACTTGTGTTCCACTATCAATATAGGTTATATAAAATGTTGCAGGCTCAGAAGCACTGACATAAGATTCAATTCTAATAATTCTTGCTTTGATGCCAGTGGTATCTTCAGTTAAAATATCTCCTACAGAGAAATCCCCGACGTTTGACGGAGTGCCTTTTAACTTTACAAACTCAATAGTATCAAGAGATAATCCACCTGGAATTACAAGTGATCCATCCTTAAAGATATGGCTGCCAAATCTCTTAAGTTCTTCTTGAATAATCGTTTGAAGCTGTGTAAGTTCACGAGCTTGCAGAGCTTTACCACTATTGAATAAGACGCGATGATAGTTATCGGAGTCTTTAAAATCATCCTTATAAGTGGTTGCAAACGTATTACTAGTAAATTCGGCCATGTTTATACCTTAAAGTTGGAATATTACTTTGACATCTTCAGTTTGTGCAGTGTCTCTAGTTACCGGACTCTTGTTTTCAATATAAATGAGTTCACCGCTAAATGGATTTGCTTCACCATCAGAATCTAATGCGTTCAGTGTACCAAAGACTCCAGCATCATCAGAGTCAGTTACTACTTCACCAGAAGTAAACGGCTTAAATCCACTATTGGCGTTTTGATGGAAGAAAATAGTATTGGTAGCAGCATCAAACTTATCGACAAATGCGGCTGCGTTAGAAGTATTACCTCTAATTAAATCATCAGCAGCAAACGTTCCTGTTACATTATTAAGTCCCAACTTTCTAAGTACTAATCCAGTACCAGCAACAAAGTCAGAGTCGTTATGTTTCTTAGGATTTTTAAGAATTCCAATTTGTCTAAAGTCTTGGCTGACTAAGAAGTCTCCGCCTTCTTCACCTGCAGGCTGAGAGTTTAGCATTAAGAATCTGGCGTTAATATCATCTCTAGGGTCAGCACCGATACCATTCATGGAGATAACCGGTTCAATCGTAGCAGCGCCGTTATTGGAATCCGTAATACTTATAGATGCATAATCGTATCCGGCACCAAGAGCAAGATTACCGTTTGTAGAATCTGCAATGATTGCTTTTACGATACTACCACCAGATACAGTCAATGTTACTGCACCGCCAGATCCATTTCCAACTACTGTACCAGTAACACTAGATGGATAATCAGTGCCACCATTAACAATTCTGTATCCTACGATAGATCCTTTTACAGCAGCATTCTGAACGTTAAGTTGTTCTGTTTCAATTAAGTTTCCAGCTGTAGTGATTTTTGTCACGGGAACAAAGTTTGCAGAAAGAAACTTGTTGGTATTAAGAGCTGTCAGAGTAAACAGATATTTCCAAACATATCCATCAGAAGTTCTGGAAGGAATATTTCCTGTTCCAACAGTATCAGGATTGATAGTAGAAATCACCGGGTTACCAGAAGTGTCTTTACCTTGTTCCAGACAGATATAAACTCTTTGGGATTCCGTATAGACGTAATATGCTCCGAGAGAAGTCAAAGTTACAGCATCACTGAAAGCTTTGTAAATCGTACCAGAGGACCAGTTATATCTGGTTGCTACAAAGCTACCATCAGAGATTTTCTTAATCGACTGCATACTCGAGCGGAATTTTCTTTCCTCTTCCAGAGTGTTAACAGTTGTAGGTACGGTTTCAGTAGTATTCCACTGATCAGACTTACCAATCGCTAAGTAGTAATTGCCTCCTGAGTCATCTAGATTATCAATAATCCTATCGATGACGGTCTTTTTAAATGAGTTTGTAGCAATGGCTGTCATTTACTTAATCCATTAAGTTAAAAACGTGATTCTTGAGTCTGAGTCTCTGTCCAGATGCCACTCGGTACCGTCCCATACCAGATCGAAAGACATCTTGTTATTTATAGTCAATCCAGTAGATCCGATAGGGAAAGCTAACCCACCGGTACCTGCTGTAATAGAGAGACTGACATCAGAATCAGACTTATTAATAATTCTTTTGATCTCACCGTTGGAAGATCCATTGGCAAGAGTAAAGCTACTATTGATAGTAGGAGTACTTGCTAAATTAAAGATATAAAGAGTACTGGAATCCATGGAGGTGGAACTATCAGTAATAGACTGAATGCTACCTCCTGGCATGAAGGTATACAGCTCAGCAAAGTTGGCGTTGATCTTTACGCCAGCATCTCTTAAGGTATCACCGGTACCGTCGTTAGCTGTCGTACCTGTAGAAATAATTTGTCGAACCATATTTCCTACTCTATATTGAATTCTTTAATTTTATTTATCATACCTGTCAACTTCCTTTCCAAGTAGTGAAGATAGCGACATCACCTCGAGAAGTACTACTTTTAGGTGCACCAGAAGCAACTAATCTTGCATCTGGAGAAATAGTAACAGAAGATCCAAACCGCGCACCAGTAGATAAAGCAGGATCTAAATCATGTAATAAAGTCCACGTAGATCCAGATCTAGAATAAACATAAGCTGCGCCTTCATCAGATGATTTGGTATCTGAACGCTCCGCTCCAACTATAATATAATCTCCATCTGCTGAAATATCTACAGAATAACCAAAATAAGCAGATGTGTCTGTTGAAGGATACGCTATTTTTGCTTGTTGAGACCAAGTTTCATTGGTTCTATTGAAAATATATACAGATCCAGTATTAGTACTGGAGGCATCTTCTTGATAGGCACCAATGACAGCGTAATCACCATTTTTAGAAATAGCCACAGATCTGCCAAAATAATCATTAGTTGCAGCGTCAGAGGCAGTCAATGCTGCTTTTTCTACCCAAGTACCGTCAGAATCTTTAAATATAAAAGCGCCTCCAGTGTTACTATTAGAGGCATTTGACATTCCTATAATTGCATAATTATTGTCTCCAGATATATCAACCTGGAAACCAAACTGATCATTATCAGATAAAGATCCGGCTATTATTCTTTGTTCCTGAACCCATGTACCATTAGAATCTTTTAGAATATATGCTGCACCACGGCTTGTTCCTGTCCCGTCTTCATTGCGTGCTCCGACAATTGCATATTCACCATTATCAGAAATAGATACGCTATAACCAAACTGGCTAGGATCTGATGATGGACCCAAGATTTTTTGAGATTGTGTCCACGTAGTATCGGTTCTGTTAAAAATATACACAGCACCAGAATCCGATAAAGGACCATTTTGATAAGATCCTATAATTAAAGTATCAGCATCACTATCAATAGCTACACTATTTCCAAAGAAATCAGCAGCTATTAAATCATTTGGTTTTAGCAATTGTTCTTGTATAAATGTGCCATTAGAGTCTCTAAAGACATAGGCGGCACCAGAATTACTAAAGTTTGTGTCTTCGGCGTAAGCACCAACTACAATTCTACTTTTATCATTTGATACGTTAATTGCAGATCCAAACTCAGCATTTGATGATGGAACCGTAGCCGTTATGTTTTGTCTAACAGATGTAGTTCTAGGATCTCTTGCATATGGCTGATCTAAATCATAGATTACTGCAGACCCGGTATTAGTAAGAGATCCATAGTCGTAAGTATTTGCTCCAATTACAGCTACTGATCCATCGCTGTCTAGAGCAACAGCTTGCCCAAATGTTGCATTCGCTTGAAAATACGTTAGTTTTCTTTTTTCTACAAACGTATCATTAGAATCTCTGAATATATAAGCTGCACCGGCATTGGTACCACCAGCATCTTCGGCATATGCACCAATAATAGCAAATTCACCATTAGTTGAAAGATCTACACTAATACCAAATTGATCACCAACTTGTTGATCAGATGCTTCTAATCTTTGGGTTTGGGTCCAAGTGCCATTGGAATTTTTAAATACATAAGCTGCACCTTCACCATTTGTACTTGTAGTATCCCAGCCATAAGCACCAATAAGTGCTTTAGACCCAGAGCCATCTATAGCAACACTATAACCAAATATATCACTAGTACCTTTATCAGATGCTTCTAGTCTTTGTTCTTGTCTCCAGATAATAGGATAATCTTCTGTGGTAAAGTTATCAACATTAAAACTATAGGCTCTACCATTACCATCAGCACCAGTATCTTCGCTTTGTGCACCGACTGCGGCTTTAAGTCCATCATTTGAAATAGATACACTAATACCAAAGTTGTCATTGGCTTCAGCATCTGATGCTTGGATTTTTCTAAATTCTCCCCAAGTGCCGGCCGAGTCTTTGAAAATATAGGCCGCACCAGTATTAGATAAAGTATTATATTTAGTAGAACTACCTGGAATATACGTCATGTAATCTTTGGCATAGGCACCGACTATAAAATAAGTCCCGTTACTGTCCGCACTAACATGATAACCAAAATTATCATTAGCTAATCCATCAGAGGCAGTTAATTTTTTCTTTTCTACCCAGGTTCCATCGGAATCTTTAAAGATATAAGCTGCACCGGCTTGGCTGCCATTTTCATCTTC